TACGCCGTAGTGCTATGATATCATTGAGTAATTTATCTGATGATCGTATGCGTCATGCCAAGTCAGGCAACTGGTGGGAGACAGCAGGTCATAGAGCCTTGGCTAATAACTCCGTGGCTTACACAGACAAGCCTGATAGTATGTCATTCATGCGTGAGTGGACAGCCCTTATGGAGAGTGGGAGTGGTGAACGTGGAGTCTTCAACAGAGAAGCATCAATTAAACAAGCTGCAAAGAATGGCCGTAGAGAGTCTTGCTATGAGTTCGGAACAAACCCCTGCTCGGAAATTATTCTTAGGCCGAATCAATTCTGCAATCTTACAGAGGTTGTTGTCCGTGCTACGGATAGCTTTGAAGACCTTGCAAGAAAAGTCCGCCTTGCAACTGTACTTGGAACCATTCAATCCACCTACACCCACTTTCCATACTTGCGTAAGGTGTGGAACACCAACACAGCAGCAGAAAGATTGCTCGGTGTGTCACTCACGGGGATAATGGACAACAAGCTGATGACCTTAAAGAACAAAGGTCTGGCTGGTACATTAGAGGAGCTTAAGAATGTGGCTATTTCTACTAACGCTGAGTGGGCTGACCGTCTTGGTATCCCTCATAGCACTGCTATTACTTGCGTTAAGCCCAGTGGAACAGTTTCCCAACTGGTTGATTCGGCTTCTGGAATACATGCTCGTCATAGTCCCTATTATATCCGTACTGTGCGTGGAGATAATAAAGACCCATTGACTGCATTTATGCGTGACCAAGGCATCCCTAGTGAGCCTGACGTTATGAAGCCTGATGCTACTACTGTGTTCAGCTTTCCAATGCAAGCGCCAGATGGGGCTGTGTGTACGGCTGACATGACTGCACTAGAGCAGCTAGAGATGTGGTTAATGTACCAACGCAATTGGTGTGAGCATAAGCCTAGCGTCACTATCAACGTTAAGTCTGATGAATGGTTTGAGGTAGGAGCATTTGTGTACAAACACTTTGATGAAATGTCAGGTGTGTCGTTCCTACCTTTCAATGAACACACTTATCAACAGGCACCATATCAAGACGTAGATGTTACGGAGTATCGTAACCTTCTGTCTATTATGCCTAAAGGTATTGACTGGTCTAAGTTATCAGAATACGAACAAGAAGATAACACCAGCGGTATGCAGACGATGGCTTGCACTGGTGATGTATGTGAGATGGTAGACATTACCTGAAGTATGCACCTTAGCATGTGGGTAAACTGCTATACAAAAGGAGAAATATTATGGTATGGATATACGTAGTAATACTAAGCCTTATTACAGAAGATGAACAAAGGTTTCATGTTAAATCACTTAACCTTGTTTTTAAAACAGAAAGCTCTTGCCAAGCATGGCGAGAACATGATATGCTACGGCTATACGAAACAAGACCTGACGAAAACTCTAGGGCAGTAAGTCAATGTGTGGCTATGCCTTTCAAACTGCAAGGGACTAAATCTTAATGGCTGTAAGAAAACCTTTTAACAGAGCTTTGTATGAAGCATATGATGCCGCTGCAAAAGATAAACTTGTAACTTTACTTGAACAAAAAGGACACACTATTATAAACACAGAAGAAAACTATTATGTAGATGTGGTGTCACAGAAAGAGGACTACACTTACTTCAATGAGGCAGAGGTAAAGGTAGCATGGGATGGTGACTGGCCTTCACATTGGGCAGAGATTAGGATTCCAGAACGAAAGCAAAGGCTGCTTGATAAGTATGAGGGCGTCAACGGCGTGTTAAACTTTTATATTTTTCGTAAAGATATGAAGCAGTGTTGGCGCATTAAGGATACTTGCTTAACTAAAGAGAGTCTTAAAGAAGCTAAGGGTAGATACATTCAGAAAGGTGAACAGTTCTTTCATATCCCTTACACTGATGCGGAACTAATTAACTTGCAAGGAGAAACTTAATGGCTAAATGGAAAGAGTTGGTTGTGGATATGGTAGATCATCCACCTCATTACAATGCAGCAGGTATTGAATGCATTGATGCTATGCAAGCTATGGCTGAGGATGCACCTGTCAGTGCGCATGAAGCATACTGTTGGCAAAACTCTTTCAAGTATCTTTGGCGATGGCCTTATAAGAATGGCTTGGAAGACTTAAAGAAAGCACGTTGGTACTTGGACCGACTAATCAGTGAGGTAGAAAAAGAATGAAGCCATACGATCAGGGTAGAGAATCTTTCATTAGGGGCAAGCTAGTCAATCCCTACAAGATAGACACACGGCCTAACAAAGATTGGGAGTTCGGGTTTAACACCGAGTATTTCAAGAACCTAGAAAAAGTGAAACAGTATGAGCAACTTAGAGCAGGAAGCCAAGAAGTACACACGCAAGAAGCGTAACCCAGATATGATAAAACCCCTCACTGCCCGAAGGTACCTAGCAGGACAAGCTCTTGCTGGAATACTTTCAGGTAGTAGAGGGGCTTTAAACATGTCTCATGTAAAGCGTTCAGCATACGAGTGGGCAGACTTTATGTTAGAGGATGATGATTAGTCTAGGCCAAAGCCTTGGACTACTGCTCTATAGTTATCTTTCTGTATTAAGATGTTGATCAAGTTTAACTTTGACAATGCGTCTTCTCTTTTGTACACATCTTCTAAGCTACCAGTAATCCCTAAGAACTTCATTGCTTCTAGGGATTTCTTTTTGTTGCTAGGCTTAGATAAAACTCTAAGCATGGTTAAACTTTCTGGCATGTATCCATCATCAAACAAAGCTTTAACATTACCTTGAACTTCTTTCTGCATGTCAGCTACAATCTGTGCTTTCTTTTTCTGTTCCATCTCAAAGAAGTCTGGGTATCTGTTTAGGTATTTTATAGCAGCAATCTCAAAGTAGGGGTTGACTAAGGTTTGCATTTTTCTTTTGACAACAGCAGGGCCATCAAACTTTGTAGCTTTCCAGCTAGGTATACCTGCAGCATTCATCATCATCTCTGCAGAGATAGGTTCTCCTGACTGCCTAAACATTATTTGTTTGCTTATCTTTGTCGGTGCAGTCCTACCAAATACATCAAGTTTTCTTGGCAGATCAGAGTATGTTTCTTCTGATCCAGCAGGTGTAAGACCGCCAACTAAACCATCAATATATTTTATGTAACCTTGGTATTCATACGGTGCCATATTTAAATCAGGTGCGCCACTTTGATCAGTAAACAATTTGTAAAACTCATTGGCTGGTTCTACGTGTCTAGTAAGACCTTGACCAGCACGTGCTATAAAAGGTCCAAGTACTGCGTCAACTATACCCATGTAATCGTCATCTTGAATTTCTCTGGCAAGATTTTCTCCAAAAACATAGATACTTTGTTCAGTCAAACTTTCCATATCTCTGATTGATTGACCACCTAATTGAGAAAGTAATTCTACAACTAAATCAGGGGGCACTTTATCAAAGTTAAGGCTAGTAAGATTATCAAACTCTCCCATAGTAGCATGAGCTAAGATTTGAGCTGTTACTTGTATTGTAGAGTTGGGCCAATCATATCTTACATCAGCAATAGAACCATCATTAAGAACTTGTTGGTTATATGCTAGACCATTTTTAACACGGTAAACAGCAGTATTTTTTTGTTCATGAGGTAGCATGTCAGTATCAGTATCTGACAGTCCGTAGGTTGCTAGACCTATTGTACTGTAACCAACAATAGTTTTGCCTAATATCTCAGAGCCTTCTCTTGTTACAAAATCAATCTCTTTACCTGTTGCTTTCATCATAGCTATACGCATTGCATTTACGCCAGTTAGATCAGCAGCAGTAGCAAGGGTTGTATTTAAGAAAGAGCCAAAGGGAACTACAAAACCAAAAGGGGTTTTATTAGTCGCAATCTCAATGTATTCAGCCATATCTCTAAAACTAAATCCAACATCTTCTTTTAACCTACTCCAATTAACAGAAGCAGTTTCTCTTTGAGTTCTAAACAAAGCCTTTTCTGCTACGTTAGTAAGAAATCTTTTCTCACCCATAGCCAGATGGACAGCCTCTTTAGAAACTTGACCTGATTTCCATTCACCTTTAAAGAATTGTTCAGGTGTTATTCCATACTCTCTCATGATAGCTTGGTTCATGTTATTGCCAAAGGCCCAAGTTTTAGTTATATCATCTTGTACTCTTGCTAAAGATATTGTTTGCATCATTTTAGTGTAAGCATCAACACCTTTATAAATTTTATCATCTGGGTCTAAGTTAAATTGTTTGATGCTATCAAAAGCACCACCGTCACCAGCAACATCTCTGAACAATGCTTCTCTAGTCTTAGGGTCTAAGTCAAAGTATTTTCTAGCGTATGCCATCTCAATGTCAGGTGATACCACGGAGTAACCCCTACGTACAGCACCAGCAGCAGAACCCCAGCCTCTGTTGTAGTACACCTCTGATTTTGCAGTGTTACCTATTAACTTATACGCACCACTCTGACTAAAGTTTATAGCAGAGGTAGCAAAGTCGGATAAATTATTAAGTGTAACAAGTTGTTTAAAACCCTTAAGGTTAGCACCTGTAGTAGATAGATGAGAAGTAAGTAGACGTTTGTATACGGATAAACCAAACTGCATTCTTTTTGGTTTGTCACCACCCTTATGGTACTTACCTGCCATAGCAGATAATTTTTCTGCTGCTGTAAGTTTACCACCAGAGATTTGCCCAAGTATAGAGCTTACATTAAGTGCAGCACCAGAACCAGATTGTATCTGTATAAATTGTTTGCTTAGTTCCTTTGAGGTTTTACCTAAACCTATAGGCCTACCAATAGTATTTTCATACTGTGTTGTTATTCTTTCCACAACATCATCATCAAGCCAGCTAATAGTTTGACCATAGATACCACTAATTTTACCATCTTCTCTCATACTAGGATGAACTTGAAAGCCAGCTTCCTCTAGTACTTGAGCATAACCTTTTAAGTTTTGACTGTCATCACCAAAGAAAAACCTACGAAAGAACTGAGTGGTCAACTCGTTGTCACCCATTTTACCGCCCAGTTGACTCAACGTTCCAGATGCATCTTGTTTAGCATCGTCCCAAACTTTAAAGTCTACAGGTCTTGTACTACCACGTATTGTTCCAAAGTTTGCATCTACTGCAGTGAAGATACCACCCATACTAGGGCTTAATTTAGCTTTGACGTGGGCCATTGCTTTTTTAGGATCAAGCTTACCAAGAGTAAGGTCTAGGTCTATGTATCTTGCAAAGTCAGGTGTAAGTTTACCCTTTGCTCTTAGGGTTTTGATAACTTCTTTAGTTAGTACAAGAGATGGCAACACCATGCTACCAAGAGCAGCAAATGCTGTTTGATATTTACTGTAGGCTTCTTGTGCATCAGTACGAATTAGTTGCATTTGATACGCAACGTCAGCACCCATACTAATACCACCGTCTACTATTGCAGGTGCAACTACAGCAGTAGCAGCAGCTCTCTTACCTAGACTGACACGTGCAGCCTGTTTAGCAGCAGGTAAAGCTACACCTTTAGCAAGCTGTGCCTTAAGTAATTTTTTATATGTAGTTTGTGCAAGAGTTCTTAAGGCTAGTCCTGTTGCTTTGGTTGTACCTACGCTTAGTAGTCTACCAAAACCAATACCAAATAACATACTTGGGTCATGGACACCAGCTCTAAAATAGTCTGCTGTAGCATCGGCAGCTTCAGACCAAGTACCTTCACCAGTAAATGCATTATCCATCTGGTTGAACAGCTTATAACCTGCACCAAGTTTGGCTCTTGTCATATCATCAGCAGTTATACCATACACAGATTCATTAGCTACAGTTACAGTTTGCAATCCAGCTAAAGATCTTTGATAGTTCTGATATGTTTCAAACAAATCTTCAGGTGACATAGACCTGTAGTCCCTGTCTAAACCACCTATGGTTCCACCAGCAGTAGCAGTGGCAGCTTTGTAACCTTTCTTAAGGAGACCTGCTGGTTTAAACCTAGCTTCCATTGCACTTGCCATAACTTCTATTAGGGCAGGGTCTGAGATAATGTCTTCTTTAATTAAAGGTTTGTTATCATACTTATCTGCAAAGTGCTGGTCAAGGTCTATGAAGAGAGAACTTTGTGGGCCTTGAGGGACTACCTTACGTAAAGGTGTTGGTATGGCCCCGTCTAAAATAGATTCTAAAGTGTTACTATTAAAGTCACTTTTAGGTTTAGCAGTGGTACCTAAAAATTCCTCTAAGGTCTGACTATTAATAACCTTTTCTTCTTCTTCTTCTTCAATCGGCACAGGTAAACTAGAAGAATTAATAGACGGTGATGCCCCAGATAAACCTAAAAAAGATTCTAAAGTACTACCCATTAATTTACTCCGTATCTACGCAGCAAGTCTTCTGTTATAGTTTGAACAGAGAGGACATTATTTTTGTCAAAAAACTTAACATTAGTACCCAGAGGCACTAACTTATTCTCTAGTAAGTATACCAGTATTTTCTCTCCGTACTCGGGTGTTGCAGATTCACCAAGTTGATTCTTACTCAAATCTAAATCAGGACGAGCAAGAGCAGTAGCATATTGTTCTGGAAATTGCCCCATCTTAACTGCATTTTTTAGTATTGGTTGACTTTCAATGTACTGACTTGCATAAGAATTTCCGTAAAGACCAAAAATTTCTGTTAAAATAGGTATGTCTCCTTGCGCCCTTGCTAGAGCTGCTTCAACTTGACCAATTCTATTAGCTAACCAAGTATTAATTTCAGGGTCTACGGCTTGTAGTGTTTCATCTCCTTTAACACCCTTTAATTTATTTAATTCTCCTGCAGCACTAATAATAACATTTGTACTTATAGCTTGAACAGCTTTAGGAAGATCTTCAGGTTTAAGAGCAGGTATAACATTCAAGCTGCCCGGCCTAAGTGTTATACGTTGTCTTGGTGCTACAGGTGCAGGGAACATAGTACGTTCTGCCTCTGATGCTTCTACTTTAAATAACTCTAAAACTTCATCTATATTAACACCAACTTTTTTTGGTTGTGTTATTACTGCTGTTTGTAAAGCATTAATAAACATCTCAGGTGCCATAGGTATATCACCATATTCTGTTTTATGTTTTTCTACAGTTTTTGAAAACTCTTTTACAAGTTTATCTAAATCTCCAGCACCACCACCAGCAACCTTAAGAATAATATCTTCTGGTATATCCATTGCTGTGAGTTCTGCTAGACTGTGTTCAACAGTAGGTATATCTTTACCCCCAGTGCTTGTAGTAGTACTGCTACCATAGGGATTTACAGCACGTTTATGAGAATACTTTAAAGCCATATCAAGTTTCTTAAGGCGCATGTTCTCAGAGTTTAAAACATCAAGTTTAGCTTGAGCTTCTTCTTCCGCCTTTCTTTCTCTATTTCTTACCCTAGAATTTCTTATCCCTTGCCACATACCCATATCACATAGCCCTTTCTGGTCTTGCCATTAGTCCTTGAGGTTTTTCTTCTTCTACCTCAGTGGGCATAGCTTCTACTTCTTGTGTAGGTAAGGATGCTTCAAGGTCTTCAAGGTCAGGCTTTTTATTTTTCTTAATGTTGTCAAGAATCTTACGTGCTTTGTTTTCACGAATAGCATACATACGTTCTTCAGAAGTGTCTTTATCTTCTACACCTTCAACGTAATCAATACGTGCAGCGTCAGCCATACCAACAATGTACTCATGGACAATAGGGCCAATGATTAAGCTAACGTCTATGCTATGCTCCCCATTAGCCACAGCATTACGTAGCAAACCTTCTGTCAACGTTGTAACCTCTATGTCTAGTTGAAGGGCATCTAGCACAGCTTCCATCCTCTTAGGCTTACTAAGTCTTTCTAGGTGGTAGGCCAATGCTTCTTCAGGAACAGTCATCCTTGGTGGGTTTTCCCAAGGGTAGTTCTTAGGTTCACTGGTTAAAGATTGTCCCGGTACTGCTGCATCAAACATTATTTATTCCTCATATAGTGTAGTGCCGGATAACTTCATAAAGTTATACGCATCATTTCTTTCAGGGGTTTTAAGCATACCCGGCCCATTAACTATCCGAGTAACTTTACTTGTGTTAGAGAAGTCTGTTACTTTAGGTCTTACATTAGTTTCCCAGAACCAGAAAGAAGTCTCTGCTGCAGTCTCTCTGTCTAAAACTAAATCAGGATCATCTGCTAGGCCTGCATAGCCAAGAGCTTTACCAGCAGCTTTATAGTTGTAGTCATGGGTTAGCTGCAAGAATCCTCTGCCTCTGTACCTCTTACCACCACCATACTTATCTTTACCACCTCCGTACTCTTCAAGAGTCTTAAAGTAATCTGTTTCTATTGCAACCTGTGCCATAAACTGTGCAAGCTCTGAACCTTCATAGCCACGGTCTTTAGCTTTTTCAAAGATGTAACTCTGTAACTCATTTTGTTTTGCACTAAAGGTTGGTACAACTTTATCAAAGGTGGGGAACTCACTCTTACGAGATACAGGAGGTTTAACTTGACCCAACTCATCACCAGTCTCAGAATAAAAACCTTGATCATACATAGCCTCCATCTCGTCTCGTAACAGTTGGTTCTGATTACGTATCTCACCATAAGCTTTGTCTAATATGCTACGTGAGTCTTCACTTGTTTGTTGTCTACGTCTAACAAGAGAGCCATTATTTTCATTCATCTGCTCTCGTAACATAGAGTCATCCGCTGTTTGTATATTAATGCCCGACCGTTTATTCTGCAGTCTTATTGAACCTAAGTCAGCACCTGTAGCTACTTTAGTTTGAGCATTGGTAACATAACCACCCTCATTAAAGCCCCTAACATCTTCAGCATACATAGCTCTTGCTCTAAGTATGCTTTCTTTTAAGAAATTCTTTGCCATTTATTTTCCTATTGTTAACTTAACCTAACTCATTGTTTGGTTTTATAGAATCAAATGCTAATCAAAAAAAGATCTCATCAACGAGATCATTTATAAGTTCACCCTTTGCCGTGTCTTCTGCAGAGGCGGCGTTGATTTTTGCTATTGTTTCATACTGAGCTGCTGTTTTATCCCCAAGAAGAATACTTACATCACGATCCGCTTTCTGCTCATTAGCTTTGAAAGAATAGTCCATGATATCACGTTCTCTCTGCCATATCTGATCTATAACAGCCTTGGTAAACGTGTTGATGGTAGCAGCGTCAATCATATTAGCTTCATTCTGTGCAGCGGTGTCTAGTGTTTCTGCATTTTGCCTCCACTGTGCGTTAGCTTGTGCTATAACTAAACCATTTGAAGTTTCAAATTGTGTGCGGTTTTCTTGCAAACTTGCATTGAATTGTTCTAAAGTATTTTCTGCGTCAGCATTAGCCATAGAGATAGCATTCTTCTGTGCAGCAGTAGCAAGATCAACAGATGTTTTTAAGTTAGCCATAAACTGATTAGTTTGATTTTCACTAGAAGCATTGAACTGACGTGAAGCATTTTCAGCAGCGGTGTCCGACAAGATAGCTGCAGCAATAGCTTGAGCTTTAAACATAGATGCTTCTTGCGCATTGTCTAGGTTAGCCATGTCCATTTCTAAGAATGACTTAGCGTTTTGTACAGCAGCTTGTTGCTTGTTGTCTAGGTTCTTTAAATCCATCGTTGCCATAGCTGAGGCATCAGCCATAACCTTAGCATTTTTTGCATTCATGTTTGATATGTTTGCTGTCTGTGCTAACCTTGCATTTTCTAAAGTGATCTGTTGATCAGCAGTAAAGTTTAAGTTAGCAATGTCAGAAATCTTTGCAGCATTAAGTACCTTTGCTTGAAACTTTTGATCAAACTCTACCTTAAGAAATTCGGCCCTCTGTTGTGAAGCAAGAACAGTAACTTGCTGTCTATTACTTAAGTTGTCTCTTTCAAACTGGGCAATAGTTGCAGCATCAGCCTGTGCAATAGGTAACGCAGACTCCATAGTAGCTTGTATGATAGCTTGTCCAGCCATACTACTAGCACCTAGCCCACGTGCAGCCATAGCTGCTGAGGCTGCTCTCATGGCTCCTGCTGCCCATGCTGGTGTAGCACCACCCTCAAAGTCACTCATTAAGTCATCTAGTTGAGCTTTGACTGTGTAACCTTTATCACCTTTCTTTACAAGATTACCGTCTTTATCATATGTGTCTCTAGCTCCGGTATCTATTTGTGCAGCTTTTGTTTTAGCTATTGTATCATCTATGTCTTTTTGTTCTTCGGTAGTAAAACCAGTTTCATCTAGGGTTTCTTTTCTACTAACAATCTTACCATCTGCATCATATACATCTTCAGTTAGTAGCTTACGTTTAGTTGTGTCATCTAAAGCATCAATCTGAGTAAAGTTACCTTTTATAGGTTCCCCATTTTTATCAACAATAACATTACCGTCAGCATCAAAAATGTTTGTACCTAATTGAGCTATCTTATCTAAACCAGTTCCAGTAATACTTTTAGAATCACCTTGAGCAGCAGTCACTTTAGCTTCATCAGATACAGTACCTTGTGCTGACTCTAAGCTACCATCTTTAAATTTACCTTCAGGTTCCCCTTTAACAAAACCTTCCGGTGGATTTGATAGTACTGCTGTTTCTCTGTCAACTGTAATCTTTTCTCCTGTTGTAGGGTTGTGAAAAGTTACAGAAAGAATTGCATTAGAAGCAACTTTTTTTTGTTGTTCAAGACTTGTTACAACATTTTGTAATCTTTCTAGTTCTGCTGTTTCTTCTTCTGTGGGGGGATCACTCATAGTAAAGGTAGCTACAGCAGAATTTGCAGCATCTACTTGAGGATCAAATTTAGCAGAAACTTCATTAAGTTTAACTTGTTCTTCTTCTGTAGGTTCTAATTGAGCTGCTAGTTCAGGTGGAACTACACCACCTTCAAACTCCATAGGTTTAAACTCTACATTCTCAAGTGGGACTGTTAAGTAATCTCTTTCTCCACCTGACAGTGCAGATTTAGTATCACCTATTGCCGTCTTATTAATTGTTTTAGTAGCTGTAATATCATCAGGTTGATCTACCTCAGTAGCTACTGCCACTCCTTTTGGTCCTGTACTTGGATAATATCCCGGTGTAACAACAGTAGTACCATCTTCACTCATGACAGGGGGTACGTACTCTCCTTTTTTGCCAGCTATTTCTAATGGTGTGGCAATTTTACCAGCGGAGTCAGCTACAGTTGTACCTGTAGGGAGTATACTTGAAGTAAGATTACCATCAGCATCATAAGTGTTATTCATGATTGTTTTTACATCAGGACTTTCAACTGCGGATGTGGGGTCAGAGCTAACATCAACTACTAGCTGTCTTTGACCTTCTCTAGCAGTGTCAGCCATACCCTTTAGTCTTTCTTTCTCCGCATCAGCAGCAGCTTTTGCTGCGGCTTCTTCAGCAGCTTTAGCTTCAGCAGCTAACTCTTCGGGTGTTTTAACTGTAGTACTTTCTTCTTCATCAGCAATGTCAAGCGGGTTGGTTGGATCTGTTTCAACTTGATTTGCCCACCCCCTAGTGTCATAAAGATCTAGCTTGTCTTTCAAAATGCCGGGCTTTCCAGTGGTCTGTAAAGTACTTGGAGCTGTAGTAATTGGAGCCCCTTTATTTTGTTGTGCTTGATGCTCATTCATCGCCACTTCATAAGCACGTCTTTCAGCACCACTTAAATCATCTAATTTTTTTCCGTTCCATTGACCATAGGTAAATGTACCAGAAGAAGCAGTTACAACTTTAGTCCCTCTCCCTTGCTCATAGATCATAATAGCCCTATTAACAAGAGCCTTTGCAGCAGGACTTTCTACATTTCCACCACGAGCTTTTATTGCACTTTTAGTTTTATTTATAAGACTAACAATATTCTGATCTTGTGCCGTAGCTGCACGTGAATTAGCTGTATCAATATTTTTATTAACTGCTGGGTTAATCATTATTCAAATCCGTCCTTTAATCCGTCAAGTATATCTTGAACACTTACTCTTTTTTTAGCATTAGGTGTATACCTACACATGTATGTCTTAGGGCACTCACTAAACTTAAACATAGGGTAGTGGTAGCCTATTGTACCATTAGGTCCACGGTAAATGCAAACCATTTCTCCCTGTATCTTAACTCTTTTTGCTAGGTGACACTGTACAAACTCAGGGTGACTTAACAGCCCTGCTAACACAAGGGGTAACACAACAATATTAATCATTAACCAATCCCTAGTGATATCAAATATATGCCCCCACCTAATACACCAATTATTAGTAATGATAGGCCACCTATAGCTGCGTTGTTAGCTATCTGTCTTTTAGCTTCCATTGCTGCATACACAGTCTCTTCACGTTCCTTACGTATCTGCCTACGCATCCCTAGCATTTCATCGTATGTGCCAAGACCAAACCTGTAGTCTAACATAAACTTTATTTCTTTTTCTTTCTCAAGCAGTGTCTTCTTACGAACAACAATGTCCATTGCTTCTTGTTCAATGTTGTCACTGCCGTGGGTCTGCTTGTCTAACCATGTAGGTTTCTTACGTTGAGACTCAGCCCTAGTAATGTCAGCTACTGCACCGTACCATGCTCCTAGTTGCTGTGATACATCTTGTATCTCTCTGCCAGCACCTACAAGCATCTTGACCCCTTTGAAGGCTGCGTTAGCTGCAGCAAAAGCTGTGATGGGGTCAATCATCTAATTAATTCTGTGCGTGGCTAGTCGTAACCACATTTAATGCTTCCTTGATTGCTTCTACATTTGCATCAATACGTGCAATCATTACGTCATTCTCATGTATATCATCAGCTAGTCTTGCTGTGCTATTTTCCATTTCAGATATGTCACTTCTGTTATACTGAATGTCTGAAGCCATGCCTGATACTGCCCAGACAATAGCAGCACCTTGGGCTAATAAGGCACCAACTATTGTTACTACTGTCCAGTTAATATCCATTAGCTAGGCTCCGTAGGCCAAGTAATAGTTGTACTTGGTAATTGGCTAGGAACGTCACGCAAAGCCTGTCGGTACGTGCGCCATGCGTCTGACATGGTTACGTCAGAGTTCGCCATCCAATCAGTCTTTTGCAATAAGCTATCACGTCTAGCTCTTACGTTAGACTCTGCAGTGGTTTGTTCCATATTTTGTGCAGTGTAAGATACTTCCCACTCGTTGCCGTACAGAGGTTGTCCTACCTGATCTGTATCTACCTCACCTGTCTCAGGGTCAGTACAGTCAGCTTCAGTCTTTAACCGAATAACTTCCCGTGTAGGTGTACCTACTACAAGTGTTTGCACCAGCGGATCATATGAGGGTTTAGCTAATTCAGTAACCTCATAGACTGCATACCTGCGCAAGATCGTATTAGGTATCTGGCGTGGGAAAGATGTGTTTGGATTATCACGGCGAAATTGCCCAACTGTGTATGGAAATTGGTCGGGCTGACCGTTTGTGAGTTTAACGTACATTGTATCTCCTAGTCTGTTGAGTATTGGTAGATGGTGTCGTTGTCAAAACCTACGACATACATTTTTGAGCCGTCCGAACTAAAGTCAAATCCGTATGGAGTGGCTTCTTGACTAGCGACACTAAAACTAACGCTGTCATACGATGCGGTGCTTAGGTTAAACCCAGTTGAGAGAGAGTATTGGTAAACTGCGTCTGTAACTACACCAAGCACAAAGAGCCGAGTGCCATCGGGGTTAAACCTTATGCTTGAGGGGACAGTATCTTGACTAGCGACACTAAAACTAACACTGTCGTATGATGCGGTGCTTAGGTTAAACCCAGTTGAGAGAGAGTATTGGTAAACTGCGTCTCCCGTAATTCCCAGCACAAACATTTTTGTACCTTCGGGGTTGAAAGAAAGTCCTATTGTATTCGTATCTTGGCTCGCAGCACTGAAACTCACGCTGTCGTATGAAGCTGTAGACAAGTCAAACCCAGTTGAAAGGGAATACTGGTAAACTGCGTCCGTTGAAATATCCAAAGCAAACATTTTTGTTCCGTCAGGGCTGAAAAAAAGGCCGTATGGATTGCCCATTTGAGAGCCTACGCTAAAACTAACGCTATCGTAAGATGCCGTAGATAAATCAAAAGGCGTTGACAAGGAATACTGATAAACAGAATCCGTTACGTTTCCAATAATATATAACTTTGACCCATTGGCGCTAAACACAACCTCTGTCGGTCCAGGCGCCTGCCCACTTACATCAAAACTAACACTATCATAACTTGCATTAGCTAGGTCTGGGTCGGCCCACACGTAACCACCCCTAGCCGCCGCCATTTGCATTAATCTTGCGATACTCATGCCATTGCATCCCCTGCTCTAAAGCCTTGATACGTAGTTCCACCATCGTCTGTGTAAAAGACCAGCACATCTGTTTGACCTATTGCTGGACCAGTAGGGGCTGTGCCTGAAGGCCACTCAACTGATGCTGGATAGCTGAAGGTGGCTGTTGCTGAAGAGCCTGTGGTGTATTGGTAGACGGTGTCGGTAGCAATGCCGACAACATACATCTTTGTACCATCAGTTTTAAAGAATGTTGCTGTTGGGCTAGAGGCTTGTGTTGCCGTAGAAAAATTAACGCTATTATAGGACGCTGTTGATATGTCAAAATTTGTTGAAAGATCTAATTCATAAACATAACCAGTATCTAAACCCGTAAACCACAGTTTATTACCTGTTGGTGAAAAGTTTAACTGCCTTGGGCTTCCCTCTATTGATGAAACACTAAAACTTTTAGATGCATAAGAGGCAGTGGAAATATCCCAAGCTGTGCTTAAACTGTATTGAAATATTGTGTCGTTACCACTTCCTGAAATATACATTTTAGTACCGTCATCATTAAAGGCTACTCCAGTAACAACGTTATCTTGTGTACTGAAGCTAAAACTTTTAGATGCATAAGAGGCAGTGGAAATATCCCAAGCTGTGCTTAGTGTGTATTGAAAAACACTGTCTGTTCCCGACCCACAAACGTATAACAAAGTGCCATCAGGCTTAAACGCAGACCCAGAAACAGCAGTTTCCTGAGTAGCCACACTGAAACTTTTGGATGCATAAGAAGCAGTTGAGGCATCCCAAGCCGTGCTAAGTGTGTACTGGTACACATTGTCATTACCATTGCCAGTAATAAACATAGATGTGCCATCAGGTTTGAAGGTAATACCTACAGGTACACCATCCTGAGAAGCCACACTAAAGCTAACACTATCGTAACTTGCATTAGCAATGTCATATACCGCAGCCGCATTACCACCAGTAAGTGCCAAAGCAAAGCCAGCCGCCGTGCCAGATGCTGGTGCATTACCAAAAGTAAACGTGGTGTTGACTGATGGCGTGTAGTTGAAGTATGTGCCGCTGGAGATGTCTAGGCTTGTAGCTGTGCCTGTGCTGTATTGATAAATGGTGTCGTTAGTGCGATTAAGTACATACATCTTTGAACCATCAGATTTAAAAGATAAACCTGTAACATTAGTTCCCTCTGAGTAGACACTGAAGTTTTGTACATAAGATATAGCGCTTACGTCCCAAGCAGTTGATAGAGAATATTCAGAAACATCATTATTATAATCGTCTGTCACATAAAAATAACCACCGTCTGGTGAAAAATACAAACTCGCTACACTTGCTACTTGAGATGAGATAGATGAAGAAACCTGATTAAATGATGCAGTAGATATATCCCAAGCTGTGCTTAGATTGTATTCGTTTACATCATCACCAGAAGTGCCAGCTACATATATCTTAGTTCCATCACCTTTAAAGAATAAACCTCTAACTGCCGCCTCTTGTGAGGAAATACTAAAGTTTTGCGTATAAGAAGCAGTTGAAACATTCCATGCAGTAGAAAGAGTATATTCATTTATAGCATCTGACCCTTGCCCTGCTATAAACATCTTAGTTCCATCGTTCTTAAAGAAAATACATGTTGGCACGGTTTCTTGTGATGAAACACTAAAGTTTTGTACAAAACTCATTGTGCTAATATCCCATGCAGAAGACAAAGAATATTCATTTACATCATCGCCACTAGTGCCACATAAATATAAAGCAGTGCCATCTGGCTTAAAAAACATACCAAACGGATTAGCCTCCTGAGAAGCCACACTAAAACTAACACTATCATAACTCGCAACAGCAAGGTTGTACGTTCCGGTGCCAGCCGTAATTGTACCAACACTCTTGGCTTTGTTGGCTTGGAATACACCGCCAGTATAGTCTATTGATACACTCATGCTAAAGCATCTCCTGATACAAATCCGTAATATGTTGTACCGCCATCGTCCGTATAGAATGAGTACACATCAGTCTCACCATTGGCAGGTGCTGTTGGTGTTGTGCCACCTGACCAAATAACAGAGGAAGGGTAAGTTATTGTTGCTAATGCTGTTGTGTTTATGGAGTATTGGTAGACGGTGTCGCTAGTAGCGCCTACGACATACATCTTGGAGCCGGTGCCATTGAAAGCAACGCCAATGGGCGAATTATCTTGCCCAGAAATACTAAAAGCAATGCTGTCGTAGGAGGCTGTAGATATATCAAGGGCCGTGCTAAGGGTGTATTGGTAAACGGAATCTCCAACCGAACCAGCAATGAACATTTTATCTCCGGCTGGTGAAAAATATATTCCAATTGGAGTAGTATCTTGTGCGGCAACGCTAAAGTTTTGCGTGTAGGAAGCAGTGCTAATATCCCATGCAGAAGAAAGAGTATACTCGTTCACATCGTCTCCAGTTTGCCCCACTGAAAATAGCTTTGTGCCAGCAGGGTTTACCCAAAAGTTTCTTGGTACAGTTTCTTGAGCAGAAACGGAAAACGACTTTGAAGCATAACTTGCAGAAGAAATATCCCAAGCTGTGCTGAGACTATATTGGTATATTGTGTCAGAGCTATAACCACCAACAAAAACAGTCTGCCCATCTGGTTTAAAATATATTCCCGAAGGGGAACCTTCTTGTGTCGCAACAGAAAAACTTTTCGTTGAGTAGCTCGCCGTGGAAATATCATAAGGAGTTGTTAGATTATATTGGTAGATGGTATCATTAGTACTGTCAACCATATACAAACGGCTGCCTTCATAACCAAGTGAAAAAGTGTTCATACCGGAGCTTTGAGTTGCCCCGCTAAAGCTAACACTATCGTAACTTACATTAGCTAAGTTATACCCAGCAGTAACGTTAGCCCCTGTCAGCTTTAACGTTGCACTAGAAGATGTACCTGATGCTGCAGGATTGGTGAATGCAAAGGTGGTATTGGCAGTAGGCGTATGGCTAAACACAGAGCCTGTCGATAGGTCCAACGTAGCATTGCCTGTAACTGTACCAACAGTATCGCCTTCTGTTGTCTCAAAGAAGCCTTTGGTATAATCAATAAGCACAGTCATGCCATTGCATCTCCTGCTTGGAAACCGTAGTACGTGGTGCCGCCATCAATTGTGAAGAAGTTGTACACATCCTTGTTACCGTTAGCAGGAGCAGATGGTGCAGTACCCCCAGCCCACTTTACTGAGGAAGGGTATGTGAGTGTTGCTAATGCTGTTGTGCTTGTGGAGTATTGGTAAATGGTGTCTGAGCCAGCGTCAGAAACATAAAGTTTTTGACCATCGTTGCCGAATCTCATACTAACGGGAGCTGGTTGCGAAGATTGCGAAGCTACAGAAAAGCTAACACTGCTATAAGAAGCGGTCGTTATATCCCAAGCGGTAGACAGGGCATATTCATAGACAGTATCGGTTGTAATGCCGACAATATACATTTTAGTGCCATCTGGATTGAACTCTAATCCATAAGGGTTTGTTTCTTGAGAAGCCACACCAAAACTCGCTTGATATGATGCAGTGGAAATGTCCCAAGCCGTGCTTAATGAATATTCTTTCACAGCGTCACTTGTGCCATCTGTTAAAAACATTTTAGTGCCATCTGGCTTAAATATTAACGAAAACGGTGTGGTTGCTTGAGATGCTACAGAAAAGCTAACGCTGTCATACGATGCTGTTGACAAGTCCCATGCAGTAGACAAGGTATATTGATACACGCTGTCACCAGTGTACCCAGCCAAATACATCTTAGTGCCATCTGATTTGAAGTAAATGCTTGCAGCACTCAAGTCCTGTGAAGAAACAGAAAAGCTAACACTATCGTAAGATGCAGTGCTTAGGTCCCAAGCTGTAGACAAACTGTATTGAAAAACGGCGTCTGAGTTTGGGCCTGATACATACATCTTTGTGCCATCAGGCTTAAAAAACAACCCAATAGGGATACTTTCCTGCCCACTTACACTAAAGCTAACACTATCGTAACTTGCATTAGCTAAGCCATACCCAGCAGTAACGTTAGCCCCTACTACCTTCAGTGTCATATCGTATGCACTACCCGTAGTAGGTGGATTGCTAAACACAAAGGTAGTGTTAGCAGTAGGTGTATGATTAAAAAGATTACCGGATGTTAAATCTAAAGTGGCATTACCTGTAACAGTACCAACAGTTTCACCTGAAGGTGCTGCCTCAAAGATACCACTTGAGTAATCAATTACAAGAGTCATAGGTAATCCTTATACTGCAGTAGAGCCTGACATATCAGCTTGAGCCATAACCCAAGCGTAACACTGGGCCATAAACGTATTCCCTGCGGCAGCTTCAATTTCAGTAAGTGGTGCGTGATACCGTTTAAAGTCTACCTCACGGGTGTCATCATCAGGAGTTGCTGCATAACCAGACAGGTCAATCATGACGCTAAACTTTGGATCAGTACCACGTTGTCGTGAGACTGCCGCTGTAACAATACGGTAGTAAGCCCCGTTGAAAGCGATGCCGTACTGTGAATTTTCTGTAGTGATGTTATTCGTAATAGCCATCTTAGTTTGCTCCTTTTAAGCGTATGTGACTTCAGAAGTGTTGATTGTTGCTACCCAGCGGATATTTGTTGACGCTGCGCCTGTGACCTGAATTTTAAGGCCACCCCCGTTTGTGGTCGTATCTGCACTAAGAGACATGCCCCATGAAGGTGTATTGTCCAAAACTGTAGTGGCGCTGTTGACTAACACGGTTGTGCTGGCGGAACCTTCTCTGCGGATCAGACCCTCAACCTTCCATGCTGCAGAGGCTGTGCCTGCTGACGCTTGCTGACGGGCTACGATGGTGCCGCTGAAACTGTAAGCAGAGTTGTTGGGGAGGATGACTTGGTTAGTTGTAGCAGCGGTAAGATTGTTGGCAGTCAATGCTTCAGGTGTTGCGTCTGTGGTGTCGCTACGGAGAACCATCGTGCCTGTTTGGGCATCCCCTTGCGAAGAAAACTGACCGCCAGCATGGGAAACCTTTGCCCACTTATCAGACTTTGAATTTGCGCCAGAGGCGATTGAGTAGTCATAACTTGCTGTGTTCTGATAACCGTTTAGGACAACAGACCTTAATGCACTCGCAGTATTATCCAATCCACCTAGTACAGAAGAATTTGCCCCAGATGCAGTTGAGTCCTCACCGAAGCACACCGCACTGTCTGCGGAAGCGGTTGCCCCTTCTCCAATGGCAATGGAAGCACGACCACTAGACACAGCGTCCGATCCAAATGCTATTGAACTAAAAGAACCTGATGCCTTCGCCCGATACCCAATCGCCACAGAGTTAGCGCCAAGAGCCCCGTAGGTTGCTGCGTTGTCGGCTATAGCTGCTGCGAAGGAATTTGTGCCAGATGCGTAGGAGCCGCCGAGGGCCATTGCGCCTGAACCTGTAACGGCTTTGGAACCACCATTGCCAGAGTTATTGCCAATTGCTGTACTCCAACTGGCAGAAGCTGTTACAGAGTTGTTGCCAATAGCAACTGCCCGTTCCCCAGAAGAAACTGCATTTAAGCCTATAGCTAAGTTGTAGTTTGCTGTGGCTTGTGCGCCTTGACCGATAGCAAAGCTGTAAAGCCCAGTAGCATCAGTGTCGGTACCTATTGCAAATGTTTTTAACCCAGAGGCTACCGATCCACTACCAATCGCCACAGCATTATCCCCTGTCGCACTAGGGTTTGTGGCTGAACTAGGATTGGCAATATACAAATCATCTGAAGCAGAAGCACCACCACCACCAGCAGTAGCAAAACTCAATGCACCAGAGCCATCAGTTGTTAAAAACTGTCCTGATGAACCGTCAGTGATTGCAGCCGTGGGAGCCGTAGTAAATACAGCCAGATTACCTGTAGCATCAGGCAAAGTAATTGTTCTATCGGCAGTCGGGTTAGTGAAGGCTACTGTAGTGTCATTGCCATCCTCAGCCGAACCTTCAACGGTGAAGCCTGAGTCATTAAGGTGCAGCCCAGTTACTATTGGGCTAGTCAGTGTCTTATTGGTAAGCGTCTTGGTGGTCTGCGACAGATAGGTATCAAACGTATCGACAGTAGTCTGTAGCATTACATTGTCAGATGTGTCCTGCGTAACGATCCCATCGCCACCAGCTACGGCTGTTGTACCGATAGACGTAACAGGGTCTGCTACTGTGTTAATCTCTGCGCCTGTAGCATTAAGGCCAGTTACGTTGTTGGATGAACTATTAACTGCTTGAATACGTGCTTCAACAGACTGTTGAGTAGGAATAAGAGTAGCAGAATTAGATAACATATCATCTTCATCTACAAAGCCTGTAATAGTAATAGAGCCATCAGCTAGTGAGCCGAAGGTCATCGTGCCTGTAGTAGTAATAGCAGAAGAACCAACATCAATAGCACCAAAGCCTGATGTAATACTACCGCTGTTTAATGCCCCGACTGCAGTCACATTGCTGAGAGTATCTAAGCTAGTCTCCATGTACGTTTCAAAGTCAGTCAGTGCGACTTGCTTCATAGTACCAGCATCATTGACCACTACACGGTCAGCATCTGCGAGAGTTGTGCTGGTGGCTGACGTACCCCCCGCCATGATGTTTAATTCAGCAGCGGTACTATTAACCCCAGTTAAATCGGTAGGAGCAATGCTGATGTTAGCTGTACCATCGAAAGAATGACCAGCAATTGTACGTGAAGTTGCTAAGGCTGTAGCTGTAACAGCATTACCTGTAAGATCACCCGTTACGTCACCTTCGATGTTGGCAACAAGAGTACCTGTAGTGATAGACAGATTACCTGTGGATGCACCAGTAAATGTACCTGTACCTACAGTGAACTTATCTGCACTTTCATCATAACCAATGAATGCATTAGCTGCATCACCACGTTCAATTACAATACCAGCATCATTGGCAGGTGTACCTGTAGTACCATTGCCTAACTCAATCAGTGCATCAGACACAACCATGTTAGTCGTGTCAACAGTGGTAGTAGTTCCATTGACTGTTAGATCACCACCAACAATAACATTGGCTGTAGTTGTTACTTGGGCAAACTGTACGTTGTCACCTGTTGCTAGACTTTGGTCAGTATCAGAAAGATCAGTAGCAGCAATAGTAATATTAGCAGAACCGTTAAACGATTGCCCCGCAATAGTCCTAGCTGTTGCAAGTGTAGTAGCCGTAGCTGCATTTCCAGAGGTATCTTGATTACCCGCAGCATTAACACCAGAAAGATTAATATTGGCACTACCATCAAAGGAAACACCACCGATTGTTCTAGCAGTTTCAAGTACCGTTGCATTTGCTGCAGTACCTGATGTGTCTTGATTACCCGAAGTATTAACACCCGGTAAGTTAATATTAGCTGTACCATCAAAGCTAACACCGCCAATATTTCTTGCTGTTTCAAGTGCAGTTGCAGTATCAGCATTACCTGTTACAGCACCTACAAGAGATGTACCTGTAATAGTAGTGCCTGTAATAGCAGCAGCAGAGTTAGCACCAATAATAGCACCATCAATAGCACCACCATCAATATCAACAGTAGTAAGTGTAGATGTGCCTGTAGCAGTTAAAGAAGTGAATGTACCAGCAGCAGCACTAGAGCCACCTATAACTACACCATCAGCAGTACCACCATTAATATCTGCAGTATCAGCTACAAGTGCATCAATATTAGCAGTACCGTCAATGTATAAGTTACGCCACTCAGAGCCACTAGCACCAAGGTCATATGTGTCATCAGTAGAAGGAATAAGTGGTGAAGCTACATCAGCAGTAACAGTGACTGTATCGGATGCTGCATCACCAAGAGTGGTGTTGCCACTTACTGTTAAATTACCTATGATACCAGCATTTGCATCTACATCAAGTGTATCTATGTGTGCAGTACCATCAAGAAATAAGTCTTTAAATTCTAAAGTAGATGTACCTAAGTCAATATCACTATCAGTTACAGGAACAATAGCACCATCTTGAATACGTATTTGCTCTACTGCAGCACTAGATACCTCAACAAATATCCCAACTCTATTATTACTAGTGTCAATAGCTATTTTATTTAGTGCGTCCGAGTCAGCAATAAGAGGTACATAACCGCCCTCTGTAGCTGATCCATCATGTGTATGTCCTGTAGCTAATGCAAAAGTATCACGTAAAGCGTTAAACTCTACATTCAATGGGTTCGCACGTACAACGGCTGTTGCAACAATATCTGCCGATGACTGTCTTGCGTAACCTGCCATGTGTTATCTCCTATCACCTAATCCGTAAGTCACCGTAACCGCTTGAATAGTGTGGCTAGGACTTGTGTTATTTGTAACGTAAGTCATAGAGATTGAATCTCCTGACCCACTAATTGAAGTGCTTTTTATTGGCGAAGGGTTGCCATCATAGATATCTGTTTCGTCATAAGTTGTACCTAGATCATCAAAAGTTACTGCAGCCCCTGCTGTTGTAAGGGTAAAGCTAGAAGGAGTAGCTATCTCTGAATCACCAAAGTTGTAATTAATACCTAAAGAAATTTCTGTTTCACCTTCTGTTTTAAGGTAAGTTTTAACCTTATAAAATATTTTTCTTATGTCTGTATCCCCCATAAAATAATAGGGGGTTTGATAAACACTTAAAATATCAGACCCATTAAAATTATTACCTGTTTCTTGTCTATGTACCCCACCCGCACTATCACCATGAAGTACAAACTCAAACTGTCCTATGTAGCCACTAGCTACAGCAGTAGCTTCTATACCTACAAGTTGACTGTATTCAAAAGTAGACTGAGCAGTGGGGCTTTTACGGATAGCTCCTATAAGAGAAAGAGAAGTGTTAGCTTCAAAGAATAGTCTAAATTGTGATTTTCTTCTTACAACAACAGCTTTAAGTTTTGTTACATCTTCGTTGATTGAGTAGTTTTCAAAAGTTTTCTGTATTTCTCTGGAAACAGTTTCAAGTTCAACGTCACCAATTCTGTTTGTACCTGATACTGGACGGATACCATCCGGCCCCAAGAAGATAATATCACCACCAAATTCTACCACACTATCTGATGCTATGCAACCTAAGTCATTAGTAACATTTTCAAGTAAGAAGTTAGAGTAGTTATCTCCTACCAACCTTTTAATAGAATTTTGACCAAAGATATATAGTTGATTACGGAACCCAATAATTTGGGTAATAGAAAAGCCTACATTAATTACCCCAGCACCATTAGCAGGGTCAAAGTCTGTATCATTTAAAGGGGAAGAAAAATACAAATTAAAAGGGTAAGTAGAATCCCCAGCTAAAAACAAATGGTTTGCAAAAGCACTAGAAAACTTTGGAGCAGCAGGTGCATTTACATGGTATAACTTTACGTAGTCTGTACCATTATATTTAGCGGCTTGATTTACACCATCAGTAAGTATTAGTATTTCTTCAAACCAGTTGTGCTTTGAAAACCTTACAATGTCTATACCAGTAAAGCTAGGGTTAGTAGGTCTATATTCACCTGCACCAGAACCTGCTGTAATGTTTCCTGTAACTGCACCGTCTGCAGCTATTTGTGTAATAGTTTTAAAATACTTTGTACTACTTACAGTAACGGCACCATTAGGACCAGCAATAGCTTCTGTCTGTGCAACATCAGATGAATCTGTACCTGTTATAGTAAAGGTCACACCAGAGTTATCATTACTTACTAACCCAGTTATAGTTAGTTTTCTTGGTTGTAATGAAGCAGCAGTGTAAAAGTTAATAGTCCCACTGTCTGCTAACGCACCATTTAAATTAAGATTAGCTGCTCCACTTGTTGTTTGTGTAGCACATACTCCATCTGGATCATTTGCTACAAAAGAGCTATCTACTGCATTCCACCCAATAACAGTAGGTGTTCCTACTACAGTACTTGAGTGAGTAGATGTTCCCCCTGTTAAAACATTACCAGAGGCATAAACAGAAGAAGGTAGTCTGCCAAGGTTTAATACTATAGAGTTTCCTGATCCGTTAGCTGTCTTAGAAATAACAGTAGCAGTAATACCTGTACTAGAGCTATCAGAAGAACTTACTACAGCAGTTACAGTTTCACCTATAGTAAAACTAGCAGATTGATTGTCTGTTACTACTACTGTGTAATAGTGATTGTACCAATGTAGGTAATTGCTTCCAGAAGAAGGCTCACGTGTAGCAAAGATACCTTGTTTTATTTCCCCATTAACAGTAAGACCAAGTATTTTACCTGTGCCAGAAACTGTGCCGTAACCATTAGAAAATCCACTAATACGTCTGTACCCACCTTCTAGTGAAGGCTCCATATTAATTAGGCTTATAGCACTTCCCGGCATTTGAGTAGATTGTGTGATAGGATCAACATTAGTTACAAGACCCCCGGCACAAACTGCAGCAAATGTTTGTAGTTGATCTGCCATATTATATTACATTAGATTTAAAAACAGAAGTTCCACCAGCAGGAATTAGCATGGTAGAAATAACATTTACAGATTGATCTACAAAAAGTCTTCTCATCATTTTTATTCCGTCTTGAAATTTCTCTTTGTGAAGTTCTGAGGATTGATCATTAGATCTAAAGCTCATCATGTACATCATTGCACCATCAATAACTACGTGTTTAAATCTATCAGGTACTACTGCTGTATCACTATATGCAACTAAGTCTGCTGGGTATTTCCAGTATCTGTACTCTACTACATAGGAGTCGTCTGGAATAGGGGTAACACCAAACTTAGTGTCTTGTGTCATGTAAACATTTAAAGGGTTAGTATACCCACCTGTACCACTAGTATCCTCTCCACTTCTATGACTAGTTAAATACTGATCATAGGTAATGAGGTTTAGTTTTTGTGGGTTGTTATTTTTAGAAGTAAGCTGTTTAATATAAAAAGTATCCCAATCAGCTTTAGAATAGTCTGCAGGAAAATTATAAACTTTTGTTCCTGAAACTAATGTTTGTTCATATGTAGTTAAGGTAAAAGGCCACTCTTGAGCATCTTGTAAAAGTTCTCTTAAGGAAGAGTTAATAGCATCTTTTGCTAGTGCTTGCACATTCTTAACCGAACCAAAGTCAGCTTGGTCAATTTGAACCTCGTTCAATCTTCGCAAAAGTTCATTGGTTAAGTTAATAAAAGTAGACATTATCTATCCTTAGTTTAGAAACAAGGGGCCAACCTAAAGCCAGCCCCCTATGTGTATTTAAGCTAAGTAGTCACGACCTACTTCATTAGCAGTCATGTCTTGACCCATATCAGAACAGTCCATCATAACTGCCCAGATACGCAACTTACCTGTACTTACTGCACCACCAGAAAGTGTAGCAATAGTTAGGTCAATGTTGTCATTTGCAACAGCCATTACGGGCTGGTATGCTGCTGGATTTTGTGCAACAACAGCAGCGGCTGAAGTAGCATCAAAGCCATCAACAAATACATCAGCGTCAACCATACCAAGGTCCACAGTGAAGGTAGAACCATCACTAGCGGTATCTACTTCAATACCTGCATTAAGAACCATGTTCCCTTTAGGGATAGCAATTACTGGAATAACATCAGCCGCTGCAAGAGCAGAGCCTTTGTCAGACAAAGCAGTTGCCAGATTGAGTACAGTCTGTACCATGTAAGGATTACGTCCACGTTGTGTGTTACCACGTGCCGATTGAAGTGTATTATCACCAAGTGCCATGTTTTATGCCTCCCTTACGCTGCGTTATAACGGGCAGTAACGATTGCTTCAGGACGAAGAATCTTACGACCGTATAGATGCATACCACGAACAATGTCAGCAAAGCTGTCAGGGTCACGATATGTTTCTGTTTTATTGATTTGCTCTGCAGTTGCTACAGCAGAATCATGACCAGCTACGATAACACCGAAGTTAGTCAATTGGTTGGCAGTACCAGTAGTTCCCGGTCCAGTACCTACCGCTGGTAGGTTAGACGAGGAATATACACGGAAGCCGTGGAAGTTGTTAATGGTCAAGCCATTACGCAGTCCACCTGATTCACCGAAGTCTGCATTCATGAAGCGTGAATCTTCATCAGCAAGAATTTCCATGAATACTGGATCAACTACAATCCAACGCCCTTGTTTGTCAACTTGCTGTTGATCAAGCAAACGAGCCATACGAGCAACAACCATTGCTGGTGAAGCCGTAGCATCTGGAAGTGCAGTAGCACCGGGCAAACGTGCAGCCAGAGGAATAGAGTGTGTTCCTGCAGAGCTTGTAGTGATGTTGCCAAAGTCATCCTTATGCAGTTGCATAGAGGAAAGCAGTTCGTTAGAACCAGCAGTTGATACTGCTTTAGTACCATTAACAGTTGTATTTAATGCAGAACCTTGGGTGTGCAAAGAAGTCTGTTTGTAACCAGACATATACGCAAGAACTTCTTGGTCATGTTGGTCAGCAAGACGGTATGCAGCACGGTTGGTTGCAAGGTCCATAAAGTTGACGTGGCTATGAGCTTCTTCAATGTCATCCATTTTAAAAGCAAAGTAGTTAGCTTTGTCAATAACCAGAGAAAAGTCTTCGTCTTGCAAATCTTGCGCTGTGACATTTGTGCCACGTGCATATTCGCTTACAGAAATTTCTGGTTCTTTGATGATTTTAACGGTGTCACCTTGTGAGGCAATCTCGCCAAAATAATCAGAGTTGGTGATATCACCACATACAGTACTCTTGCGGAAAGCAAGTTGTACTTTTTTAGAATAGATTACAGGGCTAAAATTACCATTCGGTAAATTCCCATAACCTGTTGCTGTTGTAAAAGCCATAATTAATCCTCCTATAAAGTGTAGGCTTTGTGAGCTAAACACAAAACATAAGAGGCTGTAATTTTTCTAGGGTGCATTTACGGCCTAAAGTAAAATCAATCATTTTACGGTTTAGGGTAAATGGGCCTATACTTAAACAGGTAAGTCTTATTCTTTTTTTGTTTAGTTTGATTGGGGTTAGTAGGGAAGGTAGACCATAATGGTGGCTTCTTTTTACTATACCCCTAGTTATACTGACAAAAATACTTTTGTCAATAGGTATTAACGTGCAGAACCTGATATATCGTAAATAAATTTACCAGATTGTATTGCTTTAGTAATTTCTTCTTCTCGTTTTTCAAACTCTTGGGCTGACATACGCTTAACATCAGACTCTTTAATAGAGCCTTGAGTCTCATCTGCGTCTAATTCTGCCTTAGAACTTTTAACAATAGCAGAGGCAGCAGCTTTAGTCTTAGCTTTCTTACCTTCTTTTGTCATGCCCTTGTCTGATTTGTATAAGTCAATAACACGTACTACTGAACGAGCATCTTCTGCATTTTCATATAGTGCGTCTTGAACCCACTTAGGTTGTTCTTCTACCCAGTCATGAAATGTGTCTGAGTCTCGCAGGTCATCAAAGTCAGCATGAACTTCACGAATTTGATTCTCCGCAGTTTTACGTGTTGCTTGCACATTGATAGCATCTAGTTCTTTTAGACGGCTATCTGCTTTGTCAAACATCTCCTGTGCTTTTTTAGCAGCAATAGTCTCAACTATACTGGCTACATCAGGATGGTTATTTGCCCATTCAGCAATGTCTTCATCTGACTTGGGAGGAACAATAGTCTCGTTAGCCATACGATGTTCTAGGGCTTCAAGACGTTCCTTGTATTCTTTTTCTTTTTCCGCTGCATGTCTACGTAGATCACCATAGCGTTTCTTGAAAGACTTTTCTTCCCTACTAAGGGTTTCTGTTTCTTCTTCCTTGACCTCTGCAGGTGCGTCAGAAACATCTTCTTTGGCTTCAACTTCTTGCTCCTCTTTGGGACTTAGAAGTTCTTCTAGTTCTTTTTCTTCCTGTTCAATACGTTTACGATTACGATTATTATGTTTAGGGTTTACAAACCCTGCAGTCTTAGGTGTTTCCATTGTAGCTAATTCAGGCATTTTATTTCCTTATGTTGGGGCCAGTCGTAACTGGGTAGCCTTATCGTTGTGGTCGTGCAGCCAATCCTTGTGGTTTAGCTTGTGGTTGTTGTTGAGGCATTGTTGGAGCCATTGTACGTTTCTTTGGTGTAGGAGTAGGAGCAGCAAAAGTTCCAAGTGCAGTTACTAAACTTGATCCAAAAAGTTTTTCTATTACTGCTTTTGCAGGACCATTCATAACTTCTCTTATTATATTTTTTTCTTCATCAGTAAGGGTTTCATACCTTTCATAAGCTCCATTAATATCAATTTCCATTTTTATTTCCTTTTAAAAGTACTATTTTGCCTACTATATAACACAAAGGTTCTAATGTAAATCTATATATACGTCCTAATGTATCCCTTTTTGAACCTTTACTTTGATAATATATGTCTGAAGTTCTATGTCTTGCAATATTTTCTAAACATGCACGTATAAATCTGTAGTCTTTTTTATAGCCTAAATTAATAAGAGGCAAAAATAACGTATGATACCCAACTTGATGAGCTTTTGTTAAATGTTTAGCAGAATGAGTTAACCAAATTTTATTTCTAAAAGAACCAAAACCATAAGCTTCATTCATAGCAGTGCAAACAATCTTATCACTTCCTTCTCCACCACCACCTACACCTTTACTGCTACCTGTTTTAGCATTTCCAGCTTCTACTTCACGATTCCATTGTGCAAGTTTATTTCTATTTGCAGCGCTATCATGACTTCTTAATCTATTTACATCTTCCCAATTATATTGAGAAGGGTTTTTACTGTTAGCAACTGCTTCTCTCCCATCACTGGCTCTTGTTTCAACCCTTAGAGAAGGTGTTTTTACACCAAGTAATTCTTCAGCCTTACTTCTGGTATATTTAGGTTGTTGGCTCGGAGCTACTGCAGATTTAGAAAAAGCTTTTTTAGTTTCATCTCTTTCTGTTGCAGAACTTACAGGAGATTCAAGAATTGCTTTTGCCCTTGCATCAGCATTGTTGTACAGTTTTGAAAGTAATTCATCAGCAAGACCACCTTTTCTTTGCTCTTCAATTCTTTGTTTCTGCAATGCCCTAGCTGCTGCTACGTCTTTATTTTCTGACGAGCCAAACCTAGACTCCATGACTTTTAAAGCTACCTCAGCATTTTCAAGTCCTTTTAAATTTGATCTTGAAACCATTCCTTGACCTACTGCTAATCCAGCTAAAGGATTAATTGTAGAAACTGCAGCCCCTACAAGTCCCGGAACAATTCTTTCCATAATTCCTTCACCTTTACCCATTTGAGTAGCTATATAACTATCTAATTGGTCAGAGTTCATATTAAGAAGGTTGTCTTTATCTACTTCTTGTCTAGCAGAAGTTCCAGAAGATACAGGGTCATTAACTAAAGGGTTATTTAAATTTACATTTACTGGACCTGAATCACCTGATGCATTTGGATTACTTGTAGTTAGTCCTTGTAAAGATTGTTGAGGTTGTCCATTAATAAACATTACAGAAACAGGATTACCCATTTTATCGTAGTATGTTTTTAGCTGTGAACCTGTATTAACAGGGGCAGCAGTAGTAGTAGGAGCTACAGGAGTAGGAGTACTAGTAGTAACAGGTTGTACAGTAGGATCATATGGTTTATAACCAGTGTACCCACTATAACCACCAAAGCTAGAGCCT